CACTTACCGATCAAGAGTTTGAAGACTTTTGGAACTTATATCCAAGAAAAGAAAACAAGTTTCAGGCTAAGTTAAAATATTTTAATGTGACAAAGACCTATCAAGCTGATAAATTAAAAGAATATTTAACAGAAAACAAATTAACACAACACAAGTTCATAGAAGAACTAGAAAAAGAGACAGGACACAAACTTAGTCAAGGTGGTTTGTCTAAATATGTTATTGGGCAAAGAACACCAAGAAAAGATGAAATGGTTTTGATCTATAAGTTTACTGATGGTGCTGTTCAACCTAACGACTTTTATCTCTAACTGAGTTCAAGTTCATCATACCAATTACCACTAGATGACTTTGGTTGTTTAACTTCTTTCATTTCATAGTTCTCAAAATCAAGAAAGCGTTTTTGATGTAACCAAGTAGAAGCATGACATATAAACTTTTTATCTTTCTTTTTAACTTGTATCTCATTAAGGTATCTAACAAGCATCTCTTTTAATTTATCAGCTTGATAGGTCTTTATCACATTAAAATATTTTAACTTAGCCTGAAACTTGTTTTCTTTTCTTGGATATAAGTTCCAAAAGTCTTCAAACTCTTGATCGGTAAGTGGAAGAAAGTCTTCTTTATCTTTTGGCTTATAAGATACTTTAGTATCATCTTTAGTATCTTCTTTAGTATTGCATGGGGTGGGAACAGGGGGGGTCATGGTCTGTACACCCATAGGGGGGGTGTGTACACCCTCTAGGGTCATATGATAGCGATTAGATAAATTACCACCATTTTCTTTGTATCTTTTTTCTACTTTTAAAAACCCAAGCTGTTCAAACTCTTTAATTATATTAGCTATGTGTTTTACATCTTTAAGACCAGCAAGTTTTCCAATGTGAGCATAAGAAGGAAAGCAACTGTTCTTTTCATCACAGTAGTTTGCAAGAAGTATCAGGATTAATCGTTTAGTTGGGGTTTGTGTTTTGAATTGAAGGTTGATGGCTTTGTTAAGACATTCTATTGACATTTGGTTCTCCTCTGAAATCCCAAAATCATATTTGGGTTTAACAATATAAATTCATTCGTAAATTTAATCAATACATTTTGTATTATTGATTTTCTTTTCTTTGATTGGGTTCTTGATCAAAAGACACATCTCTATAAGCATAACCTAATGGTAAGTCTTTACCTTTGGGCATAACCCAAATGTGATAAACATTTACAGTATCAACCATTCTGCTTTCAGGTGGATAAAGTTCTATACCACAATAGTCTTCTCCACAAAGTTCGTTTTTAATTTCTTGAAACTCACGCCAGTCACACAGGTAATCGTCTCCATTATTAATCCTTATAGCTAACCATACAGTTCCTTCAAAGAACTTATCATGGCAGAAACCATCACCCTCTGATAGAACACCTATAACAACTTTGTATTTACCATCATCTGAATACCAACATTGATTATTGATAGTTCTATTCAAAACTCTTTTAGCATCTTCTTTTGATAAAGGTTGTTTAGTTATTTCTGTTGTGGTTGTGCATTTGTTTAAAAACTCTTTTGCAGACATTCCTATTTGTTGCAATCCATTCATTCTCATTTCCCAACCACCAAATGATTTAGAGGGAAGTCTTTTTACTTGTTTATAGTTCATTTCCTAACACTCCTTCCATTGATAATCTTCGTGTAAATGTAGCTTTTGCTCAATCGCTTCAAGCAAACACTTTTCAACCTCTTTCCATGTCCAACATTCAGGTGCATATTCTTTTTCATTAATGTTTATATACTTGAATCCTATATGATCATATTCTGCTACATCGTAATAATCACTCCATTGTTCTAAAAGTTTTTGCACCCTTTGTTTAGGTGAAGTTCTTTTCTTGATGTATCTTTTGGGTTCAGGTATGGGAGTAGTGCATACAGACTGAAATGGTTTATGTCTTTTATTTAATCTCTTCTTGGAAATAGTTTTATCAAAACTACCAAAATCAACATTAGCTTCATTAAGACTTTTAGCTAGTTCACTAATTGAAGGTTGCAGTGGGTGTAAGTAATGAAGCAGAACACAAAACTCTGATACAAAACTTTTACCATGTTTATCTCCTGTTAAACAATGAGCATATTCATGTAGAAGAACACCATACGATCTACCCCAGTCATTACGAATTAAAATATCTCTTTTATTAAATGCCCAACAACTACCATGACCATTTTTAAATCTTAGTGTTACTTCCTTTCTAAATATTTTATTCAATCGTCTTATGACTGCATGACATTGTTTTTCAGTAAGATAACTTTTCTTAATCATAAATGACTGAGAGTCTTCCCAGTCATAAACCTTTTGTCTTTGTGTATCTCGCATTATGCTACTTTCCTTTGATCAGTAGTTTTTTTTTCAAGATGTTGTAGATACATTTGCTCAATCTCTGCAAAACTTCTTCTTCTTCTACCCCACTTATGTCTCTTGTTAAACTCATACCACATATTATTAATTATTGATGCACCACAAGGGTTACCTTTAGAATCATACTTCTGATGTATTTGACCATTTGCCCAACTGACTACTTCAGTGTGCCATCTATGTTCATCTAAACTTCTAATACAAGCTTTATCCCATTTAGCTCTAGTGATTTTTTTGTATCTTGAAAGACTAGTCCTGTAATAGACCCATTTGTATCCAATAGACTTGGTTTGAACAAATCTATAACCATTTAGATTTACCCACCAAATATTATTCATTTTATTCTTCATTTTATTCTCCTTTTCAATTTATAAATATTTACCAATATAACCATTATAACACATTATTCCATTTTGGTGTAATTTATTTTTATGTAATATTTTACGATTTGGAATTATTTATGATAATATCCGATATGTCATGACTAAAAAATCAACTAAAACAAAATTAACAGAAGAATTAAAAACTCTTATTAGAACTGAGTTTGTGCAAGGCGTTGAATTAAAGTCAGGTAAAGTTAAACATTTTTCAATAGAAAATTTAATCAAAAAATATAATGTAGCACCAGCAACTCTATACAGAGCATCACAATCAGAGGGGTGGAAAGCACTTAGAGAACAATACAATGTAGAGTTACAAGAAAAGATCAACGAAGAAAGACAAAAGAAAATAGCAAAAGACTCAGTACAGTTTGATGATAGATTACTTAAAAAGGCAAACGATATAATCAATCAAATAACTTATTATCTAAATATTAATGAAGACGCAATGAACAATGGTGCAAAGCCATTTGCTCCAAATCAATTTCTTGCTTTGACTAACGCATTACTGTTAGCACAAAAGCTTGGCAAAATATCTATGGGAGAGGTAACAGAGAATATCAATGTCCACTCAACAATTAAAGAAGCAGATGCCTTCAAGTCAGTTATGGAATTACTTGACGCTGTTAAAACAGAACGCCTTAACAGCGACAGCGACTCATTACACTGATTGGTTAAAAACTGCTCGTAAAAAACAATTAGCACCTGAAGGTGAATATCTTATATGGCTTGTTATGGCAGGTAGAGGATTTGGTAAGACAAGATGTGGTGCAGAAGACATAGCTCTTTATGCTATGCGTAATCCAAATGTAAGCTGTGCTGTTGTAGCTCCTACACATGGAGACCTTAGAAGGGTTTGTTTTGGTGGAGAGAGTGGTTTATTAAGTGTCATACCAAAAGAATGTTTTTTAAAATCAAATGACCAAAAAGGTTATTCATCAAGTGTATCTGAAATTAGACTATGGAATGGGTCTAAGATAACAGGTTATGCAGCACAAGAGCCTGATAGATTAAGAGGACCACAGTTTCATAGAGCATGGTGTGATGAAATAGCAGCTTGGAGATACCCTGAAGCATTTGATCAATTAATGTTTGGTCTTAGATTAGGTCAAAACCCACAGTGTGTAATTACTACAACACCAAAACCAAACAAGATAATTAAAGACTTAGTTAAAAGAGATGATGTCCATATAACCACAGGTAGTACATTTGAGAATGCAGAAAACCTAGCAGAAAGTGCTTTAAAAATGCTGAAAGAAAGATATGAGGGTACTAACTTAGGTAGACAAGAACTTTATGCTGAGATTATTGAGTCTTACGAGGGTGCTTTATGGAAACCACAACTCATTGAAGAATGTAGAACAGAAGAAGAAGTGGACTTACAACAAATCATAGTAGCTATTGACCCAGCAGTAACATCTAATGCAAACTCAGATGAAACAGGCATAGTGGTAGTAGGCAAAGATTATAAAAATCATTTTTATGTTTTAGAAGACTTATCAGGTAGGCATACTCCTGAAAAATGGGGTAGAATAGCTATTAACACATTTTATGAGTGGGAAGCTGATAGAATTGTTGCTGAAGTAAACAATGGTGGAGACTTGGTTGAAAGGCTTATAAGAAACTATGACTTCAATGTTCCTTACAGAAGTGTAAGAGCAACAAGAGGTAAAATACTTAGAGCAGAACCAATTTCAGCTTTGTATGAACAACGAAGAGTGCATCATGTAGGTGTATTTTCAGAGTTAGAGTCGCAAATGTGCAGTTATACTGGCGAAAATAATACTTCACCTGATAGACTAGATGCTTTAGTGTGGGGATTAACCGAACTAAGCAAGTCTAAAGGACAAGTAAACTGGAGAATAAGCTGATGGCAGAACAAACATTTTTTCAACGACTCTTTAATACACAACAAAAAGAGACAAAACAATCAGGCATGATGGGATATTTTGGTGTAGGTTCAAATGACATCAAGAGTTATAAGTATCAAGACTTAGCAAAAGAAGGATATCTAAAAAATGCTATCTGTTATCGTTGTGTAAATGAAATATCAAGAGGTGCAAGTGCTGTTCCCTTTATCTTAAAAGCTGGTGACCAAATCATAGAACAACACCCATTAATAGACTTATTAAATAGACCAAACCCATTACAATCTTACTCTGAGTTTTTTAACAGCTTATTTGGTTATGTGCTTTTAAGTGGTAATGCATACATACTTAAAGTAGGTGCAGAACAAGGTACACCTAAAGAGTTACATCAACTAAGACCTGACAGAATTGTAATCAAAGGTAGTGGCAATCCTATACCTGATAAATACCAATATGTATTGAATGGTAAAGTGCATCATACTTATGAAGTAGATCAAGAGAATGGTTTTAGTGAACTTAAACACATAAAGCTTTGGAATCCATTAGATGATTACTATGGATTATCACCTATGAGTGCTGCAGCTGTTGAGATAGATCAGTTTAATATGGCTAGTAAACACAATGTCAATCTACTTAACAATGGAGCAAGACCAAGTGGTGCAGTTATATTTAAACCACAAGATGATGCAGGGTTTGCTGTAAACCTTACAGAATCACAAAGACAACAATTACTCACTGATTTAAATAATAGATTCAGTGGTACAGGCAATGCAGGTAGACCTTTATTATTAGAAGGTGACTTTGACTGGAAAGAAATGGGTTTAACACCAAAGGATATGGACTTTTTAAATCTTAAACATATGTCTGCAACCGATATAGCCATGTGCTTTGGTGTTCCGTCTCAATTAGTAGGTGTGCCTGATGCACAAACTTATGCCAATGTAGCAGAAGCAAGATTAGCGTTATATGAAGAAACAATTATTCCACATCTTAGAAAGTTATCATCTGACCTAAACGAATGGTTAGTTCCTATGTTTGATGAAAGACTTAGACTTGAATTTGATATTGACGCAATACCAGCTTTGTCTGAAAGAAGAAGAAAGATATATGAGAATGTAACATCAGCAGTTCGTGAAGGGATTATGACAAGAAACGAAGCTAGAGAAATCATTGGTCTACAACCTGTAGATGGTGCAGATGATTTATATATATCAGCAACACTATTCCCATTGACAGATGAAGGTGTAGATAAACCTGAAGACCCAGTTAATGAAGAAGATTTAAAAGAGTACGATGATGATTTTGATGATGACTTTATGATGGAAGAAGAAAAGAATGATTTAACTAACTTCCCTAAAAGTGGTGATAACAAAAAGATTTCATTAAGAAACAGTACATATCCACAGTTTAGTTATACCTTTGCTACTAATTTAAAAGAAGAAGGTGTTGGTAAACAAATATGGAAAACAGGTGGCAATATAAGAGGTAATGAAGCTTATATGTTATGGGGTAGAGCAAGAGACGGATCAGAATCCCCTGCTGTTTTGAAATGGATTAAAGAAAGAGAAGCATGGGCAGCTAGACATTTTAGAGACGGACAAGCCTTTAGAAGTGGAAGCAAAGAGCCTAACTTATCTAATGTTGCAGGTATAGTCGCACAAATTAAATGGGGTGTAATTGGTAACTTAGGTGAACAAGGCATGAAAGATGTCATACTTGAATTAACCAAAAAGCTTGAAGGCAGAAAAGAATTAGAAGACTTTACACCTATTGATGATGATAAACACATAAGCGTAATAGAAGATGAAAAACAAGTTTCTGCAAAAGTAAAAGCAGCGTTACAAAAAAAGGTAGATGACCATAACGAAAAGCATGGTGATAACCCAAAGAAAAGAGCAACACTAAGAATGTTAGAAGCAGTCTTTAGAAGAGGTGTTGGTGCATATAGAAACAACCCTGCTAGTGTAAGACCAAATGTTAGTGGTCCTGACCAGTGGGCATATGCTAGAACTAACAGTTTCTTGTTTGCTTTGAGAACAGGTAGATTTCAAGGTGGTAAACATGATCAAGATTTATTTCCAAAAGGTCACCCACTTTCCTCTAAGACCTGACTTATAAGTTTTATTCATTTATCTTGTGAGTCAGGCAACCCAATACAAACGCATACGAAGTTTAAGACAGAGAAGAATATCTGAACGCAATGAGATAAGACAACAACTAATATTAAGAAACAATTTAGAAAAAAGGTTTTTTAAAAGATTAGATACTTTATTTAGAAAGTTTGTAAGAGTTCAAATGCACCTATACAAAGAGTATGGGATATATCAAGAAGCAACAGCAGTACAAATACTTAACGAAGACTTTATACCCTTAATACAATCACACTATCGTAGAGTATTTAAAGCTATCTATGATTTTAACGAAAAAAAGTATCAAGATAATTTTAAACAAGATGCTGTAGTATTTGGTAGAAGCTTAGACTTTGAAAATGTTGTTAATCAGTATTTTAATACAAGACAACTAATACTAACTGGTATCAGTGTTCGTATGGCAAATAGAATATCTAAGATCATAGAACAGGGTAGAGCAGATAATCTTACACTTCCACAAATAGCAAAACTTGTATCAGATAAGTTTTTACCAATAAGTAGAGCAAGAGCTGCCTTGATTGCTAGAACCGAAACACATAGTGCAGCTTCTTTTGCTAATCATTCCTATCATCAAACAGTACAAGAAGATTTAGGTATGAAGATGTTAAAGAAATGGGTTGCAACCAATGATGGTAGAACAAGACCAACTCACGCTGCAGCTAGTGGTCAAATAGTAGATATGGACGAAGACTTTACTGTTGGTGGTGTGCCAATGGGATTTGCAGGTGATTCAAGAGGTGGTGCAGCTAATGTTATAAATTGTAGATGTGTTATTGTTTATGCTGATGAAAGAGATATGGAATAAAAAAAGGCTCAATTAAGAGCCTTCTTAAAATTATTTTTTTTATCTATATTTATCAGGTAACTCGCCCATACCTAGATATGCAGGATCATTTTCATATTTGGCAGTATAATCAAC